GTAGTCATGAATAGCATTTGTACATAGCATCCAGATTTGACCTCCAAGGTCTACTCCAGCCATACCGGCAGTCTTGCCGTTAGGCACCGTGAAGTACACACAGGAGGGCTTCTGAACTGCATCTAACAGTGCTTCTGTTGCATCTATCCCATGACCCTCTTCGACCTCTCTACGGTCTTCTGGACGTAGGTTAGAAGCCACCTCTTTGGCAGCCTCTAACGTTATTGGGTGAATGAATTTAGACACGTCTATAATACTTAGGTGAATAATCTCCTTCCCAAGCCATTGAATATAATGTTGCTGGTGAAGGATGAGTAGATTTAAGAGTAAGAGTTAAATTTGTATTCTTTTCATACACTGGAATTGTTTTTATTACTTCAGTTAATAATGCTGCTGTATCTGCTTTATAAGCATCAGCAGGTGTTGATTCATATGTTTCCTGATAAGGAAGTTTACCAACTCTTGTTAAGGTTGTGTCATACACACCTACTCCACCAAAACTTAAGTTAACTCTATGTAAAACTAATGAACTTGATGTATCTGATCTTGTAGTAGTGCCAGATGTTTCTTGACGATAGATAGTAGGAAATTCTACTTCCATGTCGTATAGATAACCTAAATATACATAGTGAAAAGAGCCAGAAGCTGGTCTCCAATCCCCATCAATTTCAACGTTACTACCATTTATAGTTGCAAGTGAAAATCTACCAACATCACGATCAGATGCCGCATGACCATCAACTCCAATAACAGCTAAGTTTGATGTAGTTACAAATTCAGCTGGCTTTGTAAACGAAGTTTTATTTGTAGTTGCATTATAGGTTACTTGTATAGTGTTTGTACCTGAAGTTGCAATTGTAAGAAGTTTAGCTTGATCTAAATGAAGATTTACTGGATCATCTGTAGATCCTGCATCTACATTATAAGTTAAGGATCCTGCGGATTCATGCTTAAATCTAAACTTCTGAATTGTATGCGTAGTACTGTTTTTAACAATTGCATATAAAGCATCATCAAGCATAGCAAGATGTTGTATAGCTCCACTTAGCTCCCATTCAAACCATGACTGTAGTATTCGTTTAGATGAAGCTGTGTGATATCTATAACCATACAATTTAGTTTGACCTTTAACAGCAAAAAAGATAGCTGAGTTCTCTCTTGAGTTAGCTATAATATCAACTTCCTTTGGTAGGTATTGACTAACAATTTTACTTTGCTCTAGTACGGTTGGTTCACCTTCTCTTAAGACATTTACCATCTCAAAGAATCTACTGTATTTACCAGCATTATCTAAGAAACCAATAGTTGCACCAAGAGAGAATGGATTAGATTTAGAGTTAAAGTTATAGGTAGTTAATGAATTTATCTTTGCAGTAACAGGACTAAGTACTTCACTTTCAGTAGACAACATAAACTGTTGGTTCTCACTGAATAGTATTAGACCACTATTAACTTGTATTCCATCATAGATAATAGCTGGAAGATCTGAACTAGCAGATAAATCAATTGGATCTTCAGCACTATAAGTAATAGCTGACTTTGGCCAGAAGTTATAAAACTCTCCAGGTCTAGACATAATGACATTTTCATCACTGAAAAAGACAAGTCTGTTCCTAAAGAACATCATGTTATTGATTTTTCTATCTCCATTAGCTCCTGTCACAAAGGATGGTTCAGGTGCAGTTATCTCATCACCTACTCCACGAGCATCCCAAGTTATTTGAGATAGTTTAAAGTTACCATCACTTTGCCTGACAAGCTTAAGTGGCATAGTCCCTGGATCAATGGTGGTTGTAATACCAGGTTTAGGACATTCTTCCCATACACCATCACCATCTTTATCGTTATTACCAAAGAATTTTACATAGTAATTATCTTCATCAGCTTCACTATTTGCTACTTCAATAACATAACCATGCTTACATTGTTTAGGTAAGTCACCAACATCATCAACTTTAGAAGTTATAACATTTAGTAGTTCACCTGATGGAGTAGATATGTTGAATAAAGAAGGGTTTGTTTGGAATATTTCAATCTGTTGTCCAGGTGTTAAAGGTGTGTCTGCTCCTTGACCATTAGCATCAGCAGTTAATGTAATACTTGGATAAGTTGTAACCCCATTATTGGTTTCTGAATTGACTTTATACTTAGTGTATTCTGTACCATCAATATCTTTTCCAGTGTAAGAAGCGTCCGAAGCTGTGCTACGAAAGTAAACTCTTATTTGAGTGCCAGGAGTAGTGTTACTTAGTGCTGGTTGAAAATTACCAATACTAAAAGTATGCTCGCTTGTATTACCTGCAGAACCATCACCATAAGTGTAAACATGTCTATATGCAGCGTGGTTATTCCTAAAAACATATAAACCATTACCAATTTGATTAATAGTATCAAAGTGATTCCCAGTCTCTCTCATCTGATCACCACCTTCAAATATAGCTGTTCTTAAACTACCTAATACACTCTCAGGTGTTATAACTGTTTTAGTATCAAATGGGGTTGGTTCAGGTCTAGCTAAAGATAGATTTGCTTGTACTTTAGAAGTGCTAATTTCTTTTATCGTTATATCATATCGTGCATTCTTCATCCATACTTTAACAGTATCGCCTACTTGCCAACCAGATCCACCATTTAGTAGATCATGTGTAGTTGTATATCTACAAATATATTCAGTATTAGACCCACCTTCAGGGACAGCTTGTCCAATTGTACTTATTCTAAAAAATAGTTCTTTTCTATCTGCAGCATTACCACTAGCAGGAACAACAGTATAAGTAGCTGAAACACCATTAATATCGGAAGCATCTATCGAGCCTCCATGTGAAACTTTAAATATCCTTGTATCTACATTTGGACAGAAGCTATCTCTAGTATTATGAGTTAAATCATTATAATCTGCTTTACTATTACACATTCCTGTCCAACCTCCTGAACCAGGCTCAGTACCTGAAGGAGGGTAAGCTCCTCTACCAGTACCAGACTCAGCATACTTATCAGGATAACTATCTCCATCATTGTCACTATCTACAGTCGGACCTCTACAACTATTACTTGAATCAACAGCTCTCTTAACCTCTATTCGTGTTGCAGTGGTACGAGTGGTTAAAATTGTATTATCAAATAAGTTAACTGAATACTGATTTGCATAAGCTACTTTCTTTAACTCAATAAAAGCCTCTGGTGATTTAGGAGCTGTAGTAATTGATGACATAGCTACAGGCTTATTTCTATTCAGTAGAAAGGTTGTATCGTTTGAAGTTAATGTTTGAATATCTGAATCTACAATAGTACCACCACTATTAGTTTGCTTAAGGTAGTTTTTTAAGGCTGTCTCTCTAGCTGCTGTAGTAGTTACATATTCCCATGTATTACCTCCTACTGTTGCTATACCTGAAATATGAGAAGGAGCTGTGCTGCCTGTAGAGGTACCTTCTGTTGTAGATTGATATATTTTACTATTAGCTGATATTATACTACCTACTACATACTGAGTAGATGTAGCCCATGCAGCTGGAGTATAACTAACATTAACTGATGATCCTGCAGGATATGTTGTGCCATCTATAGTCATTTCACAACAACGCCACATCTTGATCTCACCAGAACTTAACTGGACCTGACCTATATATTGTTCAGCTTCATCCCTGTAGTAATGAAACCATTTTAGATCTCCACTATCAACAGTTAAACCACTACCAATTAACTGACCACCTGGTCTCTTCAACAAACCAAGAGTTACATCAGGTAAGACGTTCTTAGCTTTATTAACTTGTCCAGGTAGCTTTAATTCGTCAGGTTGTTGTGATACACCACCTGTGTAATTTGGTATTTGTTGAGTAATACTTGTCATCTTTGCAAGACGGTATAAGGTTTATAAGTTCTATATGTAGTTTCATGTGGGAATCCCATAAAGTTATGATCTCCTTGATTACATTCATACTCCATACATGAAGCTCTTGTTTGTGCTTCTTGTTGTTGTAATAAAGCTACTAATTGTGGATTACTTACTAGCTGTGTAGCAGCTCTGGTAGAGGCTTTAGCGATGATATATCTCTGGAATACTGAAGGTATGTCAGTGAACTCTAAGAGCCATACAAAGTCCATGTAGACATCTTCTGTGAACTCATCTGTATGGTTTACCTTGTCGTATAATCTTCCATTCCTTCTGACAACATCTTTATATTTATCTAAATACTCTTCATGTATATCTACTCTTAAAGCATTAGTTGGAATGGTTATATGTTTAGTAGTTGTATCTCTATAAGCATCACTTTTTATATGATGTTCAGTATTAAAGTGCCAGCCCTTCTGTTGTACTTCCCTGTTAATATTAGATAACAAATTCTTAGCTTGTGTAACGTCTACAGTAGTAGCCGTTTCCAAACTTGAAACTGCTGCTTCTCCTATAGC